ATCGACCTGCTCGTAAACTCGGTTACGGTATGGGATGAGCCTGACGGATGGTACAAAATCACTTCCGTTTACAACCTGACATCGAATAAAACCAAGACCTTTCGGTGTTCGGATTTGAGCGGTCAAGCTGTACCATTGAGCGCATATCCGAACCCTACATTGTGTGGGGAACGGTATTCGTTCAAACTAAAAGACACTCCTTACCTTAATCGGTAGGGAGTGTCTTCTTTTATTCTTTACCGGAATACCCGTTCGCTCTGGCGCATTTCAGCGCACCCAAGATCATCTTGTCTTGAGCCAGCGTTCGTTCTTTCAGCTCATAGAGTGGAGTACGGCGATGATCGTCCCATTCAATGAGCTGCTTTTTGTCGTGAACGACTTGACCCTCATAGAGATTGATAACCTTGTCGAGCGTGATTTCTTTCAGCACTTGCATTTTCTCACCCCTGAGCGTCCTCGTCTGAGGTTTCTTTTGACTTGACCTTAATACCGTACAGAATGGCAAGTTCGGCAGTCCAAGCCGCAAACCAGCCGACCGTCAATTCTGTGTCAACCGTGTGACCGCAGGCGTTCAAAATCAGAACCACAACGGCGTACCAAGTCAGGTTGAAGATGGACAAGATCGTGAACTTCGTGCGCTTTCTCATTCTTTTCTTCTTCGGCTTAGGTTGCACTCGTTTACCACCCATAGGAATCCCTCTCAGCGGCTCAGGAAGCGTTCATGCACGAAGCCAGTATAATTTACCCTCTTGTGCGAGAAAGCCACATAGAGCCATTTAACGCCGTTTACAACGGTGTAATAGCCGTAGTTCTTGACAGCGGTTCCCTTGGGGATTGTCACCAGCACTTTACTGTCCGTCCCGGCAGCGTCACGAACATTCAGGCCAGCACCAGCGGTCACGGTGTAAGTGCCTGCCACAGCCTTATTGAAAGACCGTGCGACACCTTTTGCCTTAACCTCGGTGGTAGGAACGGGCTTAACCATTTCGGGCTGTGCGGGAGTCACGGTTTTATCGTAGATCACATAGGGGAGGTGTCCGTGCTTCTTCCACATACGGGTATTGTACCCGTTTTTCTTCCCGATGTTACCGACAGCGGTGATCTGCACATTGTTCGCCCAACGAGGGGAACACTCGACCGCCAGACCGTTTCCGATATACACACCGATATGTCCCGTAGTCCACACCACCTCACCGGGGTCAACCTTGTCCCACCCGGAAGCAGTAGCGTCCTTGCACCTCTTAATCATAGTGTCAGCGCCCTCGTCAGGTACGCCGTTGGTGGCGTATTTTGCACCGCCGTAGGACTTGGTTTTATCACCAGTCCAGCCCCATAGAACGGCTTTGATAAGGTTCACACAGTCAAAGCCGAAGGTGTCAGGGGTCGCCGCCATAATCATAGAGGTACGAGCTGCCGCCATGTTGTAGGGGTGGTTCTTGATATATCGAGACTTGTTTGTGTCGGTCAGCGGCGCACCAAAGCACCCCATGACATACAGGGTCTTATAGTGCTTGGCAATATCAACGACCTTGGCGACCAGTTCACTTGATTTCATCATAGCTCTTGTCCTCCTTGGTCGCGTCCAAAATGGCCTTGAACTTCGTAAATGCTTCTGCGATGTACTTGCAGGACACCATGAGTACCGCACCAATAATCACCAAATTGCTGAAAATATCCACATACTCAGTCGGAATTTCCCACCCGACCATATCCGCAAACAGCGGCAGCGTGGTAATAGCCACACACAACAGGGTCAGACCGCAGACAAAAGCGGTGATCTTCAAGCCGGAGTTTATCAGCTTTTCCTTGCTGAACGGTTCCAGCAGGACTTTGATGTTGTAATACAGAGAAAAGGATACATTGGAAAGGTAGGCACACAGAAAAATCAGCATAGCCCAGCCGATGTTCGTCAGGTTGTGCAAAATGGTTTCGAGCATAATTTTTACCTCCAATTTTTAATTTAGGTGAGTTAGGTGAGTAATCGGGCGTTTTTCCTATAAACTCCCTCTAATACGCGCATACTAAGAGAAAGTTATAGGGATTTTGACCCGATTACTCACCTTTTTCACCTTACTTTCGGGTCATGCAGGCTTGTGAAAGCCCTCCAAGTCCTCGATACGGTGGTTGATGACCTTGATCTGTTCTTCAACCACAGGTACACGCCTTGCAAAATTGTTGTGTTCCTGCACTTCACGGGTCAGTTCGTTCAACTTGGTTTCGATGACCGCCTGCTGCTTGTCCAGTTTTGCGTCAACCTTACTGGCAGACTTGCCGGACGAGTAGATGATACCAAGCAGGCTCAGACCACCCGTGATAATAGCGACCAGAATTGCGTCACTCATGTCCTGCCCCCTTTTTTACTTGCCGGTGTATTCTTCCCAGCCAGCGGGATAAGCGTCCGGGGAATACACATTTCCGTCAATCAGACTGCGGTACAGCTTGTCGTTGTAGCTCACGATGTCACCCTTGTTGTAAGCGTCATGAGCGCCTGTGGGCTGAGTCCACACAGGGTAGCCGGAGGGGGTCAGGCCAATCGGAGTGTAGAGAGCGGGAAGTGTGTCAGGCTTCCAATCTGCTTGAGAAGTGTGCGCCTGTACTACCTTGTAGAGCTGCGGGTCGCCTACACCGTTCACACCGTAGGTGAAATAATCACCAACAGCATAGGCATGACCGACCTGATAGGGGTCGTAGATGGTTGCAATCATCATCGCAGAGTCTTCGTCAAGGCTTTTGGCGAACATCTGAACAGCCTTACGGAACTGCTCAGAATTACGAAGGTCGTTCGGGTCAGTCAGCAGAGCGGTCAGACTGGAAGCGTAAACGCCATCGTCCACTTCTTCGACCGAAACCGTTTCAGCACCGTCCAGTTCGGGGTGTCCGTTGACATGGTACACGGTGCCGTTCAAGGCAATACCCTGTGCATTGTCCTCGACCGTCAGGCCGTAGCAGCCGTTTTCCTGCATACATACCCAAGTTAGATTGCTTACAATGCCGAGAACTGCGTCCTTCTTGATGATTTTATACATGGCTTTTCCAACCTTTCTCGTCCGGGTAGAACCCGTACAATGATTTGAAATACTGATTGGTGCGCTGTCGCACCTTGAAGCTGTGACCTCGCTTCATGTGACCGTTGTAGGAGTCTACGGAACACCGAATATTAGCCAAGGTCATTTCGCTCCGATCGAGCTTTCCTCGGAAAGCCTTGAGCTTGTGTCGAACGATTTTTGTTGAGTCTTTGTTCATCTTCCGAACAACCTTGCCGGTCGGTGTAATGATGAACCTCGTTTTCAACCAGCGGTAATAATCTCTGAGAGGAATGACCCTCGTCTTCTTCAAGTTCAATTCCAGACCGCACTTCTCGCAGATGATCTTTTAACCCGTCCATACAGAGATACAGGTCATCAATGTCAGGGCTGATTGCTACACCATCGTCCATGTATCGCTCATAGGCTTTGATACGGCAGACCTCTTTGAAATAGTGGTCAATCATATTGGGAAGCATGAGGGCGTTTGTCTGAGATACCTGACTGCCAAGACCCAAGCCCACAGAACCGAAGTCCGTAATAAAGCTGTTCGCAAGCGTTCTGATTTTCGGGTCATGAAGTCTGCGGTCGGCTTCACGGAACAGCGGCTCGTGTGGAGCTGAGTCAAAGAAGCTGTGAAAATCGTAAAGCAGAACCCCTCCTTCCAGACCGTACTTCCTGTAATGTCGTTGGAGGTAACAGGTCATGCGGCGCAAGGCGAAGTCCATACCTCGGTGCTTCAAACTGGCTGAGTTGTCATAGATGAAACAGGCCGAATAGATGGGAACCAAGCAGTAGTCACACAGACACTTTTGAACCGCTCGTTCCGTGATGTGGACTGATCGGATATACCGCTTCTTTCCTCGCTCCATGATGGTGAAAGCGTGAAAGCCACGGTGCTTGAAGGTTCCATTTTGAAGTTCACGATGGGTCTTTGCGATGATCGGAATGATATTGCCGATATACCGCTGAGTTGAGTTTTTCCAGTAGACACCCTTACAGCATTTCTTTCCGGAAAGGTAAAGGTGTCTGAACGAAAAGACTTCATCGAAATCACCACACTCTTTGCTTCGCCGCAGACGAGCTTCGTCCCGCTTGGCTTTCCTGCGCTGATAACGGGCTTCTCTCCGTTCTTCACTTGTCATAGAAGGTTCCCCTCCGTACAGTCTTATTGTCGGGTACGGGTTCTAACTGCTTGTAGTACCAGCCATGAAATGAGCTACCGTACAATCGCTCACCATGCAAGAAGCGTCCGGCTGACTACATCGGACGGGGTGTTTTGGCTTGGTAGCCGGGAACAAGCCCTCCCTCTGCAAAAGGTACTGATTTCGCCCAAAGGGGTTACTACGACTGACCTATGCGAAGTTGCAGAGTCCGAAGGACACGCCATTGGAGTTGCTGGCGTTGTTATTGTTGGCGTTGCCGTTGTTGTTCACATTACAGAAGTTGTTGGTGTTGCCGGAATTAGGAGAACGCTCCCACCAGTTGTTCGCAGAAACGGTAACAATTACAGGGCTTGACCCAATGAAAAACTCATGCGGGGAGGTCTTTATACCTCTCATGGTCAGCTTTCCGAACCTTGGAGATAAGCTGTGCTTCGTCCGTGATGTACTCTCCAAATTCCTTCATGGCGTGGTCAATCCACGGACATTTTTCAGGGTTTTGAAGAATAGCGTCATAGAGTAAAGTCAGCTTCGGGCTGAGATTTTGAAGGGCGATGTTGGCGTTAATCAGGTGATCTCGCCGCATTTGCGCTTCATGCTGATTGTGCGGGTAGATGTTGTTCGCCGCTCGGACTTCCTCGTGAACCGTGGAAGCCAGCTCGAAGATACGGTTTGTCAGCAGAGGTGCGTATCTTTTAGGAGCCTTGGTGCAGACGGAGAAAGCGTGAAGCTCTAACCGTCTGGCGGTTTCGATGAACTGCATGGAGCTTTCGCCACGCATAGCTTTGATGACTGACACGCCAACATTCCTTTCTTACACCGCCCCTGACGGGGCGGGATTGGTGTTGATGAAACCGGGGATTAAACGCAGAAGCCGAAGGACACGCCACGGGAGCGGCTGGCGTCGGTAAAGTTGGCGGCGCCGTCGTCGGACACACTACAGAAGGAGCTGGTGTCGCCGGAATAAGGAGAACGCTCCCACCAGTAGTTCGCAGAACCATTGACCTTTTTGACCTTGCTGTTTCCGGCTTTGTAATACGCATATTGAGTACCTTCGCCGGGTACAGAATAAGTTGTAGTGCCGAAGATTTCTACTTCGGACAAAAGAAACAGCTTGTCGTGGGTGGTCTGCGTTCCAGAAGTAGACCCGCCGCCTGTGCCAGACAGCTTGTTTACAGACTTCAAAACATTCTTCAAAGCAGCAGGAAGCTGGTTCAGCAGTGTTGTCATTGTGGAGGTACGCATAGTGGAACCATTCCAACCGCCGCTATTTGTATTGGAGCCATTCATGGAATAGGTCGTGTTCAAACAATCGACCAACTGGAAGGTGATACCAGCCTTGGTGCGGCTACCGTCTGCGGTGGTCAGAGTGTCGTGGTCAAAACCGATGATCTGAAACTGGTAGTTGACCCCATTAACGGCAACCGTTTTGGTGTCGCCTACCTTCCAATAATCTTGTGCCTTTCCCAATTTAGACACGATTGCGATGTTGTCCCAAGTGGTATCGTTCAAAGTGTCGCCCACCACAAAGGGGTAAATATACACGATACCGATGACTTCCAGCGTATAAACTCTGGTCTTCTGACTACCGTTGAAAACATACACGATCGTCCAATCACCCAGCTCGGTCGGATAAAGCACGGCATAACCATTCGATTGTGCCGTTGCGGTCAGCGTTTTACCCCCTTTGCTCATGGTAACGGTTGTACCGCTGTCTGCCATGACATGAACTTCGGCAGGAGAACCCTTCTGGCTCAGAGCATACAGAGCGTCATTCACCGTGGGGTCGCTGCCACTCAGTTCCAGTGCCGACTTGGTGGTGTCGGACAGCATATTTGCCTTGGTCAATGCGGTGCCGACCACATCACAGCCTGCGGCGTTCAGACCAATGTCGAGGGTGGCGGTTCCGGCGAGAAGCTGTGTGCGCCATTCCTCGAAGGTTGTAGGCATATCGGTAGGAGCCTTGATAGAACGGGACTTACCGTTGCCCTTGATGACAGTATCTTTCATGAAATTTCCTCCTTACTCTCCGCAGTTATACAGACCAACATAGGCGAAAGCGTCCACCGTGCGGTCGATCTTGGAATATAGCTCGGTTTCCACCTCGGTCAGCGTTGTGTCGATGACATACAGGAGATATTCAATGTTGTTTGCCGTGGAAAAAGTGAGATTGTCCAGACTGCTCGGAACCAGCGGTGCGTCCGAAGGAAGCGTGAGCTGCTTTCGGAGAACCGTCAGGTTGTTCAAGTAGGCTTTCACGAGAGATTGGGTGGGCGTATCACCCATCGCCCAATTCGTCTTTGCCGCAACCACCACTGAGGAAGGGTCATACGGAACTTGATAGATCGGGTCATCAGCGACTCCTTTCTCCGCTCGGTATGCCGCCAACTGTCCGGGGAGAGAAGTCATGCGGTTGGCGATATAGGCTACCGCCTGCCCCACACGGTTCATGTCCCCGTAATTGTAGGCACCCTTCATACCAGCCATGTACTCGGTCTTTTCCTCAGCGGAAAGGCTCGAAAGCCCTTCCGTGAGGATTTTGTTTTTCAGGGTAAAAACCCTGTCTACATCGGCCTGTGTGCGGTCGTAGACGAGATTATCAATAATACTCATATCAGACCTTTCACCTTCAACTTTCCGCTCAGAGAGCCGTTAAATGTGATCTCGTCCACCAAGATCAATGCGTCCATTTCATCGGTGTAGAGCGTCTGCAAGCCAATCACATCGCCCACTTCCAACTCAGGATTGCCACGGTATTTTGTCTGATAGGTGTTTCTCATTTGCAGATACTTTTTCACCTGATCGGCAAGAGCGGCGCACATCGTATCGTTGGTGATAAGGGGGTTTTCCTCCTTGTCGATTTCTCCATCGAGAGCCACGGGATAGGAAACGACCACCGAGTTCTCAGACAGAGTTTTGCCGGTAATGACTACGGTTTTAGTGCCGGAGGATAACACCAAATCCGCAGCTCTGGCGTAAATGTTGGAAGACACCAACGAGCCGCCAGAAACAGAGATAGAAACATCTTGTGCAAGACCAGAGAACTCGACATGAAGCTGAGTTTCGGTGGTCGTTCCCTCGAAAAGTTTGGTGGTATCGTTTGCCGCCGTGTACGCATACTTGGCGACAGATACCGCTTTAAGCTGGTCGATCTTTGCGATGGATTGGGAGTCCTTGTCAATCGAGTCAAAATCCAGCGTGAAGTCCGTTTCACGGTAGTAGAGCTTGCTCACCCGCATACGGCGGTACGGCAGGCCACCGTTCATCGTGACCTCGATCTTGGTACAGTCAATCGCCGCTTCGCTGTTGACAAACACCTCCGCAGAAGCGATACCCGTCACGGTTTGCGTGTCCAGCAGCTTCGTCCCGGCATAATACTTCACCTGAATAGAGGTGGGGTACTCGTCCAAGGGGGTATCAAAGCGGAGAGCCAGCACGGGAAGGTCGTGAGAAACATCAAAGGTCTTGGTGAAGGTCGGCTTCGTGGTATAAGTGCCATCTGCCGCAGTCATCGCTTCACTGATAAACCCTCGACCGGAGGGGTCGGTGTCTTCGACAATGACCTGATCTCCACCGTCCAGTGTCCAGCGGTTCAGTTCCAACGCCGCATAGGTGTTACCGACCTTATTGCCACGGTCAACAGTGTCCCACTCGCTGTACCACAGATGACCGTTATCCGCCCATACGCCGCTGTAAATACCAACCACAGTCACGCCAAAAGGCTTGATGTGAATGATATTGTCATCGTCTGTAAACAGGCGGCAGCGGCAGGCGTGAGCGATCAGTTGCAGACAGTTCATGTGCGAGTCAATGGGGAGCGCCGCCGTAGTGAACATCTGCTTCAAGGTTGGGTCAATCACCCATGGGTGCGTACCTTGCGCTGTCAGCGTCAGGTCTGCGTCCAAAAGCACTTCCTCAGCCATGTCGTAGAAGTTTTTGGAACCGAGCTTACTCTTGTAGAAGGTTCCGGTCAGACTTCCAACCAGACCTGTACCCGTAAAGGTGGCCTGATTTTTGGCAGCTTTCGGTTTGCTGTTCAGCACATACTTGTCCGCTTTCAGCCACTCGACCTTGCCCGTGGGAAGCATATAACCGTATCGGAGAGAAATCGGTGACTTCTTATCCAGATAGGCATAAATGCCTTTCGGGTTATCCGGGTCATAATTGTGTTCGTAGTCCAAAAGAACGAACTGCATGGTTTCCTGTGGCAGTCTGCGGGAGAGCGGGTCTACATCGTGAGACTCCTTAATGGAAACAATGTCATCATTTCCAAATTTCTTCTGCACACCGTAGAGAACCTGTTGCAACCGAGGTCGGCGGTACGGAAGGGTGTTCCCCATTGTCAACACGATCTTGTCACAAGAAGCGACCTTCGTGTTGATGACCAACTCTGTTCCCTCTACGGGAAGGGTCAGACTTTCCAGCACCGTCCCATTCAGGTAGAAATCAACCGTCACGGTGTCAGGCCATTCCTGATAGCGAGTGTCAAAAGTCAGGGTGATACCGGGGAAGGTATGAGGATTGCTGAAAGCACGGGTCAGCACCGCAGGGGTGGTGAACTTGCCCTCAGCATCACTCATGTGGCTCGAAACAAAGCCGTCATACATCGTCCCGGAAGAAGGAACGATGACCGTATTCCCGTCCAGCGCCCACCGGTTCAGCTCCAACGCCGCATAGGACTCCTGATAGTCATACCCGTAGTCCAGCGTGTCGAACTCAGAATAGCTCTGCGCCCCGTTGCTGACCCAATTACCGTCTGTTGCCGCTGCCGTGTCCACCTGAGAGAAGGTGATCTCCACAAAGGACTGCTCACGGAGCAAAGACTTCATCGACAGCTTGTAAGCGTTGCTTACCTGTTTCACGGCTACACCTCCTTAGAACGGTTCGCCGCAGTCAATGATATTGACTTTACAGTTGATGTAGTCCGCAGGAAGCCCCGTGTTCGGGTCAAGATGGTACGGGGTAGCCGTGCGGTCGCCGGGGTACATCTTTCGGGTTGTCCAGCGGTTGTTTACCATGTCAGGATAAGTGACCGTCACAAAGAAGTTCTTGTCAAAAATCTGCAACATGGCAGACCACTGTTCCGCTGTCAAGTAGCCCCAAAAAAGGTTGTTGAGCTTCTGTTGATCTCTGCCGACCTTCTGACCTACCACAACGCCGTTGGCATTTCTGGCGGAGTCTACGATAGTGGCAGACAGCAGCTCTAAGCCCCTGCGGGGCTGAGGAAACTTTGTGCCATTGATTGTAATGAAACTTTGCATTTCCTCAGCCCTCCTTAGTAGGCATTGGCGAACACGCCAGTAGATACTTGCCGACCACGCTTCTCCTTGTAGCGGTCGTAGGAATGACCGATCTCATTGTCACCAATGACAACGGACATATCCTTTTCTTCCACGACATTCAGCAGAGCGTAGATAGCGGCGATCACGCCATCGTTGGCAACGGACACGCCTGCGGAGATACCCTCAACGATCTGGTCATTGTTGGCAACCGCCGTTCTGCGCCCCATCGCACCGACCATTTCTGCACCCGCTTCACGAGCAATGAAGAGCTGACCGACTTCCGGGAAACCGCCCGATGCAAAGCCGAGCTTACTGCCGACCCAAGAAGCTGCGCTTGAAACGGCGTTCGACACGGAACTTCCGATACTCGACAGGGTTTCCGATACTTTGCTGATAGCACTCTTAGCGGCAGATACCGCACTGTCGAACAAACCTTTAACCGCACTTATGCCGGAAGAGACAATGCTCTTCATGTTATCCACAAAGCCCGTGATGGAGCTTACGGCGTTAGAGATGTGCGATTTCAAATTGTCCCACACGGTACAAATGCTGCTCTTCATCGAAGAGAACGCCGTGACTGCCGTAGACTTGATGTTACCCCAAGTGGTCGAGAGGGTCGTTTTGAGACCGCCCCATACCGTGTTCGTATTGGTCTTGACATTATTCCATACATTCGCAATGGATGTCTTGATGTTATTGAACACAGAGCTTGCGGTAGATTTCACCGAGTTCCAAGCCGTAGAGAGCGAAGATTTGATGCTACTCCACTTTGTCGAGGTATCAGTGCTGATGTTCGACCATGCCGTACTGATAGTGGATTTCAGATTGCTCCAAGTAGTACTTGCGAGTGTTTTGACATTCGTCCAAGTGGTCGAGAGCGAAGTCTTGATGTTCGTCCATGCAGTCGAGGTGCTGGTCTTAACATTATCCCACGCCGTAGAGATGGTGGTTTTCATGTTGTTCCAAACAGTACTTGCCGTAGACTTGATACCGTCCCAAGTGGTCGAGAGGAAGCTCTTAATGTTGCCCCACACCGTAGAAGCGGTACTCTTAATGGCGTTCCAAGCATCAGAGCAAGCCTGTTTGATACCCTCCAACTTCTCAGAGAAGAACTCGACAATGTTGTGCCAAGTATCAGCGATACCTTGCAGAAGACCATCAATCAGGAAAGTACCGATTTCGGCAAACACCGTAGAGGGAGAATGAATACCGAACAGGTCTTTCACCCAATTTACCACGGGGTCTACCAAGTTTTCTTTCAGCCATGTACCCGCCGAGCGCATTGCATCTCCGATACCGTAGAAGAAACCTGCCACGCTGTCGAGACCAAAGCCCTCGAAGAGACCACCTAAAATGTCTGCGATACCGCCCAACGCACCGACAATAATGCCCGGAAGCTGAACAACAAGTTCAACCACCAATGCGCCGATTTTGGCGAGGATTTCGCCCCACTCGATGTTGGCGAGCATATTACCGATACCCGCACAAATGTCTTGCACAACCTTGCCCCAATCGGTTTCACCGACCACTCCGAGCAGCAGGTCAAGCAGACCGACAACGGCATCGCTGAGAAGCGTACCGAGGTCTCCGAGTAAAAACATCCAATCAATCGACTCAATGGCATCCATAATCTGTGTGCCGATTTTGTACCACTCGACATTACGAATTGCCTGAGACATACTCTCGAAGATTCCGAGAATAAGTTCTTGTGCCGTCTGAACAGCTTTTGTGATGTCAATCTCCTCAAACCAACCGTTGATGAAGTCTGCGATTGCAAGACCGAACTTCGTCCAATCGAAGGTCGTTACAAACCCGTAGAGGGTATCTACAAGAATCGTCCACTTCTTCGCAAAGGTCTTTCCAACCAAGCCGAAGTCGATTTGCTCCATCATGTGATTGAGGGTAGTTGCGATACCCGCCCCGATTTTATCGAAGTTGATAGTGTCGAGGAAGTTATATAGTACCTCGAAAGCAGACTGAATACCGTAGCCCAACTTGTCTCCGATACCTGCAAAGTCTACTTTGTCGATAAGCTCGTTGACCTTATCTCCGAGGATTTTGCCAACACCCGCCCAATCGCCGTTTGCAATAGCTTCCTTGATTTGGTCTATCCATTTTGCAAAGTCGCTGTCGAGCTGCATTTCCTCGAACATAGAACCGTAGTCCATGCCACCCGCACCGCCGCCACCTCCGCTGTCGGAGAGGACATTCAGTTCATCGAAACCTGCGGTAAGGCTTTTTGCGGCTTCCGCTGCACCACCTGCGGCTTCGGCATACTCGGTCTGAGTCTTAACAGCTTTCGTCCAACTACTTGCCCCGGAGAGCTTCGCAAACAACTGATTCAGCACATTGATTAGAGCTACGGCTTTATCAATCACATACTCAATTGCAGGAGCGAGAGCGTTGATGAGCGGAGCAACCATCGCACCGATGGAGTTTTTGAAGTACAGAAAGCTCGATGCAATCCTATCCATAGAGGACGCAAGGTTGCCGCCAATGGCTTTACTGTACTGATATACATTGTTCGTTCCGTCCTTGAATGCGGTTGCAATCTGAGACAGGATGAAACGAATAGCCCGGTACATAGCAACACGACCCATAGAGCGAATAAATCCGCTGAACTTCTTAGTTGCACCGCCTACTGCGCCTTTGAGTTTCCCGCCGATATAGCTGCCGAGCTTCTTCATTGCTCCAAACACGCTCTTAGCTGCGCTGCCGAGCTTTTGAAAAACCGTCACAATGCCCTTGAACGCACCGCCGATAACCTTTGCTACCCCGCCAAAGACGATGGTTGCCCCGGTCTTGATAGAGGAAAAGATGTTGGCTGCAAACTCTTTGAGCTGCGATAGCTTGCTTTTCGTTTCCTCAACATCCACACTCGGAGCGATAGGAACGGTTTCGGTAGAAGTTTCGGGAGGAGTAATGGTAGAGGTCGGATTTGCGTTTGTGATTTCACCGACCTTATCGGCAATTTCAGAGATTTTCTCAGACCCCGCACCGAGGTTAGAGAAGTCAATCTTCGAGAGCTTTCTCAGTTCGGAAACGGCGGCACTCAGACCGGGATTGCTCCCGGCATTTGCAAGGGACTCAACACCCTGCGCCATTTCCTTTAACTTAGAGATACCATCGCTGTTCATATTGGCAACAGCGTTACTCATCTCAGTCAGCTTTTGGAGGGAGTTCTTCAACTTCGTCAACCCACGCTGTGCATCGGTAGTCGAAGATTCAATTTCGATTTGTAAGGTGTCAATCGTGTTATCCACCGTCTACCTCCTTCCCGGCTCGAATGGCAAGCTGTGTATTGGTCTTTGCCGCCCACGCTGTCATTTTTGCCTTTGTTTTTTCGTATCGAAGGCGTTCTTGCCGTTCCTTCTTTTCTTTGACCTGTTTTTCGGTAACGGCATACGGCTCAGGAGAGTACGGAGTAGGCTTCGTGCCTTTCTTTGCAAAGGCTTGAAGGATAGGAGACACATCACACAGAGCTTCGTAAAAATACATTCCCTGTAACCAAAGGTCTTGATTCCTTCGCCGTTGCTTCAACTCGTCAGCCCTTCGATAACTCTCCGTCAATCGGCAATCTCCGTCCCAAAACTGTTCAGGGGTCATGCCGATAGCCAAGTAATATGGTAAGTGATTGTAGAACACCTCAGTATAAGAAAGGGCGGCAAACCCTTTCGATTCGCCGCCCCGGTGGGGTTGCGAGTCACTTACCAACTCGTTCCCCAAGTCAAGTTTCCCTCGGACTCCTCCGGCTCATCGACAAGTGCTTCGATAGGCTCGTTATACATCTCAGCGAGTCGCATTACCAAGTCCATCTTGTTTGTCATCTTCTCGAAAATACGGTCGATGACTTCACGCTTCACGAAACGATGGTGAGCGAGAAACGCTCCTGCAAAGAGGGCGGGAAGAGTAGTAAGAGGTTTGTCGGAAATATCCCCGATGTTAAACCCCTGTTTTTCAAGAGCTGCCACAGAAGCTCTCGTGTATTCGAGGGTATAATCCGTACCCTCGAAGGTAAAGTTGATAGTCTTAGCCATGATACATTCCTCCTTGTTTCACGGTCTTAGGCAGAAGCTACGGTGATGGGAGTGGAAGGAGCGATGGTGATAGTCATATCGACCACCTCGTTCACGCCGCCGCCCACAACGAACACATTGAGCTTACCCTTGAACTCGAACTTGCCCTCAGACCCGGTAGGCGTGACAACACCGTTCGACTCAGTACCGCCAAACCAAACGGCGAACTCCGTTTCGGTGTCCTTCATAGCGGAAAGAGTAGCATAGTCATCCTTGTCATAGTTGGCGGTAAACTCCAACGCTTCAAGAGACTGAATGCCGGGGATGTAGGTCTGCATACCATCCGAAAGGGTGGTGGTTTCAAGCATTTCGGGCGCACCGCCGAGGTCGGGGAAGTCTTTGATGTCAACGACCTTGCTATAAGTGCCGCCGCTTGCGGCTTTCTTCATCAGAAAGACCTTGTAAGTGGAAATAGCCATTACTTATTACCTCCTGTAAATTGTTTGATTGGTGGAGACGATAGCCGTATATCGAGTAACCATTCGATAAATAGTGGCATCGTCCATCGAAACAGGGTTTTTCATTGTGCGGGTAAACCCAAGACCCAAGAGAATATCGTCAATGACGGCAATGATTTCTTTGCACTCGGTCTTTTTTCCACTCGTTTTATTCGAGTAGACATTGACCTCGTACATCAGATTAGCGTGATTTTCATTACTCCCGGAGTCCTGTGTTCGCTTGACCGTATAATTATCGGCTTCCACGATGCTGACACACGGGAATGATGAAGGACTACGCACATCCTCACCATAGACATTGACCTTCGGGAACTGAGTACGAAGTTCGGTAGCGACCTTCGTAAAAATCTCGTTTTCCACATCAATCATTTACCGAACACCTCCTCAGCGATTTTTGTTATTTGCTCTCGCATTTCCTTAGCGGAATCATATAACGCCCGGTTTGCCGGATTACCGTATGTTTTGACTTCGCCTTGATGCTTGCCATCGGTGATGACTTCACCGTTTGTTCCGGGATTGCCTGAGTATCGCCACGAGTCGAGCTTACCTAAGTGATAGCCATACCCGCCACGAGTAAAACCGAAGTCTCCCGCTTTCGGATGACCCTCGGCTGCATAATGCACACCTGCGCCAAACTCAATGAAAGTGATAGACTTACCCGTTGCGGAGATAGCCAACTTGTTTTTGTCTATCCAAACAGGAGTATTGTTCACTCGCACATCGTTTGTACCGTCATAGATTGCATTTGCAAACCGCACAGTTGCTTCTTCGATTCCGATTTCGGCAAGCCGCTCCATAAGTGTATGGATTTTTTCATCCAACTCCTTTTTGTAGCTTTCGATTTCGGCAATCGCCTTGTGCAGCGTTCCGAGAGTACACTTGATTTTCTTCACGATACTTCCACCTTGCTTACCGCAAATGAGACCGTGTTGAGAGACCGAGCGACCTTCTTCACGATGTAGTCGTAAATCAGGTTTCCGTCCTTATCGTAGGCGGGAGGAGAGTCGATACAAAGGACAGAGTGTTCATCGACCGGGCAGGTAACATCATCCGTGATAATGACCTTATCGTACAGAAGAGAGTTACCAAATTGCTCAACCTGAGCCTCGCCCGTAGCGGCTGATACATTGGCTTTCATCTCAACGGGAGATTCATAGACCACCTTGTATTCGCCGCTGTCGTTGCCGTACTCATCTTTGATAGCGACTTTTTCCTTGAAGAGTGCGTAGTAAAACTTTCGCTTGTTTCGGTGTAAACATCTCATTTCAGCACCCCCGCAAAAGGAAGCACTCTCGATAGCATCGACTCAGGCACATCGGCGTTTTCGTAGGAGCGGTTGATTCCATTTTCGCTATGGTAGGTCTCTCCCTCCGCACCACGCTTGTTGAGAAGATAGCAAGCAATTTCAACCTGATTGGTTGCGTACTTGTCCGGCACTATCTCAACATCATCTCGGTAGGGATAGGCTCTTTGAATAACCTTCCGACCTGCCAAAGAAAGATAGGCAAGCAACACGCTGTCTGCGGTCTCTTCGCCCTTTTCCTCATTCAAGAGAGATTTGAGCATCGTGAGTTTTTCCTCATCAGTCCATACCATGTTGCTTGCCTCCTTTCATTTTTTATGCAATGGTAAACCAACCCTTATCCTTCGGACTATCGCCCGTTGCGGGAGTGACAGCAACATAACCGTTGCCGACCTTTGCATAATAGGTCGTACCTGCTGCGGCAGTAGTAGCGGTAGCTGCGGTCGCAGTACCCTTGAAAATCTTCACGACCTTCGTCTCATTGGTAAGAGCCGCAAGATAATACTTGCGAGAGAAGATAGAGTTCTCACGGGTGTTAGCATCACGCTCCTGCTCGATTTCAACGCCCTTCTTATTGAAGAGGGTGACGGCTTCCTTCGTACCTATGTAAATAGAGCCGGAAGTTGCATCCTTCTTCGTATAGATGTTCACACCCGCCACAGTGCCGACATAGCCATTCTTAGCGAACGCTTCGACATACTGCAAGGTGTCTTTCAGTTCCTTACGGATGTCAGCGACATCGGCAGGAGACACAAAAGCAAAGATGGTAACATCTTCGAGGTTTTCAAGGGCAAGAACGGACTGAGCATCAGCAAACATATCGAAGTTAAACTTCGTGCCAACGACTACCTGAGTAGCCTTTGCGAACTCAGCATAAATGTCCTTGTTGACAGTGTTGAACATATCAGTACCCATGTGACGAGTACCGACAGGGACGAGCTGCGGGTCGGTCATAGCCTGTTCATCGTAGTACTTGAATCTATTCTGAGCGAGCAGAATCTCATACTGCTTCTGAGTGTAACCAACCTCGATGGACTTTGTGTTGCCGTTGCCCATAGTCAGCTTCTCGGTACCATCGGTAGCCTTATAGACATTGATTTTGCGAATCATGCCGGGAGTACCGACAAGGTTGTTGTCAACGGTGCAGAACTGCTGCAAGTCGAGATGAGACTTGTACTGGTCTTCTACCTCGTTAGACAGGTAAAAGTTCGGATATACGGTATTAGCCATTATTCATTACCTCCATAAAGTTTTTTGTATTCTTCGGGATTCTTTTCGGAATACTCAAACCGCTCCTGTGGAGACATTTTTCTCAGTTTATCGAGAGTCATCGTGCCCCCACCGTCTCCGGCAGGGGGAGCAGGTGTCTTTTTGAGCAAGTCCGCTTTCAGAGTTTTGTCGTGCGTTTCGAGGAACTTTTTCTGATTGGCAAACACCTTAGCGGTATCTCCATCAGCCAAAGCCTTAGCAGTAGCATCGGCAAGAGCTTCATCATAACCGATAGCAAGGAATTGAGCCTTGTGTCCGGCAATGAGCTTTTCCTTTTCCATTGCTTCGACTTTTGCACGAAGAGTAGTAAGCTCTTCCTCGTTTGCCTGTTTCTTCTGTTCCTCCTCGGACAGAAGAGCATTGTGCTTTTTGCGCCACTCAGCAGCTTCGGAGTTCGCCTTAGAAGCGGCATTCTTGTACTTTTCCAACTCAGAGAAGTTGTCCTCATACTCGAACGCTTCAAGAGCTGCGAGTTTTTCTTCCGGGGTCATCTTGTCATACCCTTCGATTTTGGTGATGTCGATTTTTGCCATATCAATTACCTCCTGCGTTTAATAAGGCTGTTCACTCAGCACTATTGTCTGTTTTACGGTCTTGTCTGACCCTTGCGTTTAGAGTTCACTCTCATATATCAAGCCTTTCGGCTGCTATATCAAAAAGAACAGGGGCTACAAGCATTTCGCTCATAGCCCCTGTTGGCTGTTTCCCTCTACCCATTTGCAGAGGTCTTAATTTTCACTTTTCGTTGAATCTCGACTACCACGAGTCGATTGTTTTCTCGCTTCAATTCAACCGAGTTGCCATGTTTGAGGATTCTTTGAATCTCCTCAATGACCTCAGCCGTAAACAGCTTCGAGTCAATTACTGCTGTTGCCATCAGTCTGTACCTCCCCAATATGGCAGAAGATAACACCTGCACCCCAAGTGAGGTTTCGGCGGTACTTTTGCAATGTCGTAGATTTTCCCGTCTCGCTTTCGACACTCAACACAACGCCGTTCGTCCTTCATTGTTACCCATATTACCTTTTCGACATCGTTATCGAGATAGGCTTGTTCAACTGCCTTATCGGTGATGTCGATAGCATACTGTGTAACCATGTTAGACCAATAGCGAAGAGCGGTTTCAATTTCTTTTGCACGATTGTCGCTTGCAAGAATACTCTCGGCAAACCGAGCGCACTTTCGTTCGATTTCGTGCATATACACATATTTCGTTACAGGGTTATAGTCGTTTAGCCATCCGAGCAACCAAGCGACAGAGATTGCATTTGCAAACTTGCCGCTTTGGTCTTTGTAAGCTCGTTTGGCTATTAAAAGGAGACCTTCTTCTGTTATCTTCTCCAACTCCTCGTAAAGAGATTTGGAGGACTGAATAACATTCAATTCGTCAAAGGAGGTAAGACCGTTGAACTGATTGAATAACCGAATGAACTTCTTCCGCATATAACGGATGACCTTATCGGTATATTCGTACATCGTTCACACCTCCTTGTCGAGTAAAGCGACCACATCAGAACGAGACAACCTGAAAGTTCCCTGACTTCCGTCTGACAAAAACAGGTGAAGAACAATCTCTCCGTTCTTATCGCAAGAGCCGTCAATCGCTTTTAGCGTTGTCATCATTGTCCTCGCTTTCATCCGACTCATCCTCACTGCCGTCATCTTTGTGAGCAGAATCAGTTTCCAACTCTTTCAGAAGTTCGGCTTCACGCTCTTCGGCGTATTCCTTGCTTTCGGTATAAGCGAGTTCCGGGTCTACGAAGAGACCACAGTGTTCAAAAGCGAGTCGAGGATGGATTTTATTATTCGAGAGCATCGTAGTAAGCACTTGCGCTTTTTCCTGAATGTTCTCGTAGTTACGGCGAGTGAAGCGTATTTCGATTGCAGAGAGCTTTAAGTCCATATCTCGAAGAGTGTTTGCAATGGAGATAACCAACCGCAAAAACTCCTTTTCGGACATCTTGAACATCAGCTCAGTATCTTTCGCTCTCGCTTCGGCGGCAGACCAACCATCACGCATAATGACCGCCGACCCGGTATCGCTCGTAGAGCTGCCGCCGTTTCGGTTAGGCATACCGCAAATGGTAAGCACCGTCTGATACATATAATCGACAAGAGTCTGAGTCTGAGTCTGATTGAGTTCCTGAACGAGATACTTAGCATCCCCTTCAAGCGGAACTTTCAGACCGCCGTTTTCCTTCAAAGCCTTGAAGTCATCGGAGTCGATGTCAACGCCTTTGAGAAGAAGAATAGACTGAACAAACTGCTCAATGCCGTCAAGACGGTTACTTCCAACCTCGTTGATTGCATCGAGGAGAGGGAGGACAATCTCAAACGCACCGAGCCGAGCGGTATTCGCCGGATACTCGATGATTGGAACACATCCGAGAGAATGCGGCTCTGCTTTGAGAACTTTACCGTCTTTAATTTCAAAGTACATTGCATCGGTGTATACGCTATACACAATGCTGTTATCTTGTTTGATAATGTACTTTACACCCATCTTGCGTTTGTTGCCGAGACCATTATGATAGACCACAAAGGAGTATCGAGGGTCGAGGGTATAAATCTCAAAAGGAGCTTCGTCAACATCATCGTCAACGGCATCCGGGAGTACCATGCGGAAAGAAGTACCGCAGATAGTAAACCAATCGGCAAGCTCTTTATCCTTCGCCGCCTTGTCCTCAGCAAACACAAACTCGTTGAGCTGATTGATAGCTTCGGAATGTTTATCACTTCCACCACGACAAACATACTGAATCGGCTCACCCATGAGATAGCCGACCTTGAAAGACACAATCTCGTTTGCCCGGTTTTCGACCAACTTATTGTTGATTTCCGGGCGAATATCTTTTACTCTTTCGAGAATGGGCTGTTTGCCCTTGTAATAGTCGTAAAGGTACTGAATGTCATTCTTGTTGACATCGTGAGTTTCGAGAGCCTTATTCAGAACTTCCACGACATTGTTCCTGTCGATGACATCCACATCGGTATAGATGACAGTCCTGCCTGTCAATGTACGAGTCATAGCCACTCAGCCCACCTCCTTCAAGTACCTATTCTTATACACATACCATTATAGCATATCTTCAATGCTTTGTCAAGTGGTTTTGTGTAAATAAACCATTGGAGAGCAAGAAAATCAAAAAGTCCTTCGGAAAACCTCACAACGCCCCATCGGATTTCGCACCATGCTCACAGCCATTGTAAGACTATCGGGGGCATCGTCGTTTTTGTTCTTGCCAAGCATTTTATAGGAAAACACATTCTGCATGAAGAGGGAGTAGGCTTTATCCCGTTTTCCCGGCTCTCGAAAAATCATCATCTCTCGAATGTCTGGGGCTTTATCGAAAATGCGTTGATATTTTGCCTTGTCGGTGGGAGCGGCTTTCGTTGTGATGTTCAGACGGTAGCCCTGTTTCTTCAACTCTTCCTCAATGCCCTCCTTGTACGACTCGGTGGACTTATTTGCTTCAACCTGCATCGCTTGAACATTGTGTTCCATGACCGCCTTAACGAGCAGCGGTTGAGTAACCTTCTTGTCCCGGTTGTCGTACACCACATCATGAACATAGATGTCCTCGCCATACTGATAACAGACCGGGGATGCAACAAAGTCACCGCCGCCGAACGCCGGGTCTACCGCCATAAAGATACGGTCAGGCTCAACATCGGTCGGGAGTTCGCCATTGTAATAGCGGAAGTCATCCGGGGTGAACAAAGCACCGTCTCTTTCAATCGGCTCACCCATATACTGAGCTGCCCAAGAAGCCATATCATTGTTGCGCTCGAAGGAAGCTCGCCGCTGTTGATAGTACTCTGTACTGAAACCCACACCGTAGTCGTAATTGAATTGGCTCTCATCGTTTTCATCAAGTGCCGACAGATTGATGACCGCAAAACGGCGGGTCTTGAATCGCTCATCATTTTGCAGAAGTTCCATACGAAGTCCTGCTGGGTCTATCATAGACCATCGAGTACCACACCAAAGGATTTTTGCCTTTTCCTTCGCACGAGGAAGCAGGTTGTTATCGACTTTGCTCCACGCAGACATCAAACGGTCTTTATTCATTGCTTCCTCAATGCCGCCGATAAGGTCATCGGAGATTTCGACACCATTACAGTCACACGCACCGTTCAGAGTACCGTAGAGGGAACGACAGGTCAGTGAGGGATAACGCTTTTTGCGGTCGATGTTCAGGGTCTCATCGGCAGAGTTGGTCTGTACCACCTTCGCAGAAGGAAATACATCCTTCCACAGATAGGTTACAGGGTCTTGAATTGTCTCCAACACGCCGTTGTAGAACGCTTTGGTGATGGTATCGGAGTATGCAGAATACAGGTTGGATGACTCGCTATTGCGCCCGATGAGCCAAGTGACAAAGAACATCAGAATGGTGGTCTTACCGACACGAGGCGGCATGGAGATGAACAGTTCATCAAGTTCATCATCTACGAGCTTTTGCAGATTATCCACAACCTGTTTCAGAATACGGCGGCGGGGCTGATAGAAACGCTCCTCCGGCTTTCGGTTAATTTCGATGTAGAGAAGATAGCTGTCGAACTTGTACGGTGCATCGAATAGCAAACTGCGCCGATACAGGTCAAACAGTTTTGCATACGCCGAGGTTTTCATTCCACGGCTGATATACGACCGCAACTCAGTGTTGGTGTCGTGCGCCAACTTGAAGTCGGACTCCTCGATACTACGGCAAAGCGAGAACACATCCTCGTATGCCCGATAGTCAGAGGGGTCTTTTTGTATTTCAAAAAATATTTTGGATATGAGTTTTTCGTTATCCACTTTCATTACCTCCCAAAAGAAAAGGACTACCCGAAGGTAGTCCCTGTTGACTGTTACTCATCGCCCTGTTGCGAGAGCCTTAATCCCATAAATAACCTGCAACCCACTCAAAACGGCTGCGCCATGAATCATTTTCTTTTTTCTCTTTCTTTGGCTTAGGGAGTTTTCCTCCACATAAAGCGTATATACCGTAGAACGGCAAGAGGATAAGAGTAATGACGAACGCAAAGGTATAGATAAATACATACCCGATTATCTTGAAAAACATCTTAAACGCCCATATCATCGTTTAGCCCTCCTTTTTGAGAATCGGCTCGTGAACGCCCTTGACCCAATTCATATCCTTGCCGTACTTATACATCCCCTCGTAGAAGGGGCGGTTATCCCGGATGCTTCTTACATTGGACTCACGGAAGGGTGTACCTTTGCGGGTGGTATAACCTGCGGCAGTTAAACCATCAGCGATGTCCCAAAGGGTACGACCTGCATCCAATCCCTCAAAGACTGCTTTAACGATAGGCACTTCGTCCTCATTGATGACAAGCTGACTGTTTTCCACCTTATACCCATAAGGACTACGACCGCCGCTATAACCTCCGGCTTTCGCCTTGATTCTACGACCGCTGCTTGTTCTCATCGCAATGTTACGCCGTTCCTGCTCAGCCACGAAAAGCATGATGGAGCGATAGATACCGCTTAGACCGTTGTCATCATCAAACTGTTCGCAGACACTCAGGAGCTTGATGTTCTTCTTTTCGAGAGTGTAGAGGTAGTAGAAGTAGAGCTTAATGTCTCTCGCCATACGGTCGGACTTTGCAACGATGACCGCTTCATAGGGAGGATTAGTTACATCAGTTCCATAGAGAATCTTGTCAAGCTCAGGGCGATTGTCTTTGACACCGCTCACAGCCTTGTCAATAAACCATTCCACGATATTGTAGCCATTCTCGTTGGCGTAGAGGAGAATGGATTGTTTTTGAGAGTCAATGCCGAACTTATCGTCTCCGACCTGTCCTTCGGTGCTGACTCGAATATATCCAACTGCGTTTTTGAAGTTCATGGTATCTTCCTCCTGTTCGCATTTATTATATCACAAGTTTATGCGAATGTCAATAGGTTTTTGCGAATTGTCTTTTTATTTTTTGCGAGTGGTTACGACCCTCACCCGCCCCGAAACCCTCGCCCGGTTTCCCCCTCCGGGGGTATGCTGCCCCGGAACGCCTGAGCAGCGAGCAACGCCGAGCCGAAAGCCGGACAAAATGCAACTTGAAACGCCGAACGGCTGACAATCGCAGAAAATCTTGAAAAACTTTCGCAGAAACTCTTGACAAGTAAATGCGAATGTGCTATAATGATACCGTAAACAAAAGAGAGCGCACCCGGAAGCCCTGAGAAAGCAAGACCGGGAACGCTCACACAAACCAACCCACGCCGGGCGGCTGCTCCTCCATTATAGCACAAACCCGGCACAATTACAAGGAGGAAACACCATGAAAAAAACAATGTTGACTTGCGACACCCTCGACCGCTTCGAGAAGTTCATCAACCCCGAAACACTGACCGCCGAACAGGTGCAGGAGGTCGAACACCTCGCATATTGCGCCAACATGGGCGCAGAGAGCAAGGAAAGCGCATGGACTCGCTTTTGTGAGCTTGTCAAGCACTTCTTAAACCTCGACATCATCGACACCGAGAGACACCCGAACATCAGAAAGGCAATAGCAGACCACGAAGCCGAAACCCTCGGCAAGTTCAATCAAGAGATTGAAACCAAGACCGCCGCCGACATCCTCGCAAGTTGGTATTTGAAGCAGTACACCACCCCGAAAACCCTTGAAGCCATCAAGAACACCGCACCCGAAGAGAAACCCGCCGCCGACATCCTCGCCAAGATGAAGGCGAAGAAGGCAAGAGAGGAAGCCAAGAACACGGCGAAACGCCTTGAAGCTCTCGCCCTTGCTGAGTCCTGCAAGCTGCCCGAATCGGTCAATATTTCGGTTGAGTTCACCCGCTCCCGCACATGGGGAAGCATACCACACGCCACCATTACGGCAGAACAGCGGCGCACCTTCGGAACGGCGAGCGGCTGCGGCTATGATAAGGAATCGGCGGCAATTGCTTCCGCTATGAATCAAAACCCCGAAGTTATGCGGATTCTGTACGACCACGCCGAGAGCGGCGAGGGTTTCCCGTATTCCGTCCATACTTTCGCCGGGCTGCCGTCCTTCGATGGTGGTTGCGGGGTCTCCTGTTTCCGCTCTGTGTTCGAGGCTTGCGGCTATGAGTGGCGGCAGGTCGGCAACGGTAAGACCTTCAACGCCTACGCAATCACCCGCAAATAACAACGAGAGACACCGAGCCGGGGCAGTTCGTCCCGGCTCATTTCGTAGGAGGTGAAACCATGCCGAAAGAATGGAAAACGCCCGGAGGAACGGCGGCGGCGGTCTGTCTCGATATGCTCGAACAACCGCATTTGCTCATTGCAGGAAGTACGGGAAGCGGTAAAAGCGTACTTTTGAACACACTCATTTACACCGCACTTTACAAAGCCCCGCACCGCTGCCGCTTCATCCTGATAGACCCGAAACGGGTTGAACTTATCGACTATAAGGAACTACCGCACACGCTCATATATGCGAGCGAGCCGCCCGACATTGCCGCCGCTTTGGTGTACGCTGTCGAGGTCATGGAAGAGCGATACAAACGAATGCAAGCCGCCCGGCAGAAGAAAAGCACCGAGCCGGACATATTTGTTATTGTGGACGAGTTCGCCGACCTCATGACAACACAGAAGCGGGAAACCATGCCGCAAATAATACGCCTTGCACAACTCGGAAGAGCCGCAAACCTGCATTTGATTATTGCCACCCAACGACCGACACGGGACATTATCAACGGTCAAATCAAAGTCAATCTTGATTCACGGGTTGCGTTACGGTGTCCGACCGCTCAGGACTCCCGAAACATCATCAACACCAAAGGGGCGGAAACGCTGCCCCGCTACGGTTTCGGGTACTACCTCACGCCGAAGGGCTGCGAGCTTATCAAAATACCCATGACACCGCCCGAAGCCATAGCCGAGCGGGTGCAATGGTGGGAAGCTCAGAAGCCGCACAAATCCATATTTGACCGCATAGCCGCCCGGAGATGATGCCGGGCGGCTTTCCTTATGCCCTCACGGAAGCCCGCAGAAACGCCCGCAGAGCCACGCAAGGCGGCAGGGGTATAGAGGATACTACCCGACACGCAAACGCCGCACAGAGAGCCACAGAGAGCGCACAGAGCCACGCCCGAAAAACGACCGAGAGACCCACCCGGAGCAGCACCGCCGCCCGAATGGGTCTCTTTTCGTTCACTTTTCGTTTTGTTTCGGTGAGAGTTAGCTGGGGCGAACTTCGCCGAGCTGATTTTTGACCTTCTGAAAAGTCCTTTCTGCGGCTTTTCGGAAAATGAAAAAGTTTATTTTCTCAGTCGTTTTCCTCACCGTCATCAGGTGGAAGTTCATCAACCACCACAGAATCAAGATAACGCTGCCGCACCTCTTCCGGGTCTCTTGCTTCACCGAGAGGGTTGTTCGGCGTAACAATGATGTCCTGCTTGTCGGCATAACCGAAGTGATTCTTTCCGAGAAAGATTCCAACGACCGGGTTAATCTTTCCATCGACCATCCAATCTTCCCACATTTCTTCGAGAATTGCCCTCGCTTTTTTTATAATGGGGGTGTGGCTGCGTTCTCTGCATTCGCCAACCTGCCATTGATAAAATGTCTTTCTCTCAATACCAAGTGCATTACACATCCCGGAAACAGTCGGCTTGATGTCATCTTCCACGCAATGATTGAAGTACCAAATGATACGCTCTTCGACCTGTTTCTCATCGGATATATCAATCACAGGCAAGTCCCAACTCGCAAGAGCGTGTCGCAAATAGCGACCCCTATCCCCCGGTAAAAGATTTTCATTTCCGTTCCAAGAAAGGTCTTTCCTTTCGTTGCCGCCTGAGCCTTTCGGTCTCCCTCTTTTTGCTACCTGCTGACCGATGTCAGTCAATTCTTTGTCTTTCATCTCGTATGCTCCTTTCTGCCTGTCGGGTAGAGTGGGTAGAGGAAAATCGGCTTTTTCAGTAAAGTCCTCTATATAGTACTCTCTATAAGACACTTTATAGAAAAAAGCTAATTTACTCTACCCGCTCTACCCAAAACGCTCGCTAAACAGGCTTTGCGAATAATTTATGAACAAGTTTTCAGAGAAACACCGTCAAAAACAGTGTACCCATGTGATACCTTCTTACCGTTGTGCCATTCTGGGTGTTGTTCGAGTCCGGCATTGAACTTTTTCGATGTGCAGACATAATACCCATTGCTTTTACACCAAATCTTATAGGCATCGAACAGGCTCTTTGCTCTCGTGCTTGCATTCTCATTTCTCTCGCAACGCTCTTCAAGGAACTGCAATACAAGGTCATTGTCACGCTCATACTGCTTGATGACTTCCTTCATCTTCTCGGACATTTTCAGCCCGAAACGCTTATAACGGAAGTAACCAATCACGAGCCAAGTGAAGATACCCTTCATTGCATCGGGTGTTCTGAAAGCATCCTTCAAACTCTCATCCCGTTCTTCCTCAGTGAAGTGCCTGTTGAACTCAATGACCCTTACACGGTCGGAAGCGAACAGGGATTTATCCTGCACACTCGGAAGGTCATTACAAGACAGCCACATTGTGAATTGCGGAAGGAAGGTCATCATGCTCTCATACAGATTCCGAGCAGTTATTTCCTCGCCGCCTGTGAGCTGCTTGATAACTTCTTCATCGAGTTTACCGTACTGATTGCTTTCTGCCATTGTCACAAATCGCTTCCCTTTGAGGGCTGCGATTGTGGGGGAAGCTGCTTCTGCGTTCTTTGCCCGGTCGGTCTTGCAGATAATCGACACGGGGGAGACGGAAGCATAATCTCCGAGCAGGTGGTGAATCGTTCCGAGTAGCGTTGATTTACCGTTACGAGTTGTCTTGCCGTGAAGGATGAACATACACTCTTCTTTGGAAGTACCGAGCATGGAGTAGCCTAACGCTCGTTGCAGGTAGTCAGCTTTCTCTTTGTCGTTACTCGTAACCTCACGAATGAACTCTTCCCAACGCTCACAGCGAATGTCATCCTGCATGGTATACTCAAAATTGGTCTGCATTGTGAGATAATCTCGCCAATCGTGTTCTCGGAAGCTCATTGTTTCCAAGTCGTATGTACCATTGAGACAGTTGATGAGGTTAGGATTTGCATCGAACTGAGATGCTGAGATGGGGTAGACGGAAGCGGCATCTTTCATCAACCTGTCACGGAAACGCCTATCCCCCATCTTGTTTACAAACGCAAAATAGCTCTTGCGCTTTTCCTCATCGGTGATTTCTCCGCAGTATAAGACCATCAGACGAGTGAACTCTTTGATTTTCTCAGCCACAAGCAACGAGCCGACATCCTTGCGCCATGCCCCGTTGTCGTAGGTGTACCACGACTTTGCTTCCGGGCAGTACCGGGTATCGTTCTTGTAACACTCGGAGAAGAGTTCTGCCATGCCGCTTTCATCCCATGAATACCCGCTGTTGTCGAGCTGCCGGGATTCCGGGTGAGCGTTCATGATATAGAACATCTTTCTCGAAAGCTCTTCGGATAGGATAAGCTGACCGCTTTTCAGTTGGAACAGTTCGGGAGTTACCTCAGTTATCATTTCTTCGCTCATTTTCATTCACCTCCTTGTACTTGATTTCAAAATAGTGCATCCAACAATCGGCTTCATCACACTTGTTGCAATGCTCCTCGCACCAAACACAGTTTTCTTCGGAGTTGTGTAACTCCTCCTCACATGGGGAGAAGTTACACGGAAAGCCGAAGAGTTCTGCGAGTAGTTTTGCTATAAACTCCTCGTTCATTCTTACCTCCTGTACTTCGTAACGCTGTTTGTGATGGTCTGAATCTCACTCGTAGGAAGTGGAGGAGAACAAGCGACCTGATTTGCGTGTAGAAGCTCCTGATAGATTTCTTTTTTCGAGTAGCCCTGATTGTGAAGCTGTCCGGCAAGAGAGGTGAGGGATAGGTTTCTCATTCCTCTCGGTATGGGTGGGTACTTCGGTCTGAGCGAGATTTTCCCGTTCTCCGGCTTCTCGTATAATGGGGAATAGATACGCTGAGAGCTGCCGGAGCTGTCGTTTTCCTTCACGGTTTCCGGGAAGTACTTGCCGACAACATAATCAATCGCTTCCTGATTTTCTATTATCGTTTCATAGATGAGCTTTTCGCCCGTAACGATGAAGTATCGGCTGCTCTTATAAATCTCCACCCCGTTACCGTTATTCTTGCCCTTAAAGGGCAAATCGCCTTTGAGCAGAATGTGAACACCTCTGCCGCTTCTCGACTTTTCGGTGTATGACCGACAAGCTCGCATGATGTCTATGCTCGTTTCAGACAAAAAGCCGTCCTCATCGAAACCGCAGTCGATGTCAATACCTACAATCCCATTGTTGTTGAACACAAACCCGATATGGTCGTAGATACCATCGCTGACGGCTTTCTGCGCCGTCTCAAAATCGCACCAAGTTTCCGGGTTGACGGACGATGCACCTTTGCGTTCATTGGCTTTCATCGGTATCTTCGAGCCATTCCACACACAGACCCATTGAGGGAGGGCGGTAATGTCGGGTGGGAGATTAGCGTATCTCACAGAGCGTTATCCCTGTTCGGGCGCATCTTCCGGCTCAACCTCCGGGGATGCAACAGCTTTCTTTTTCTTCTTTGAGTATGTACCCTCGAAGAAATACTTGCCGTCAACGCAAATGGGATAACCCTCAAACTGTTTGCTCTCGGTTACTTCGCCCTTTTCGATAAGAGCGTTGACGGCGTTGATGCCCATTTCGTTCTGCACGAAGTCTTTCCCCGCAACCATGATGAAATGGACTTTACCTTTGTTGTTTTTCAGTCTCATCGTTGACCTCCTTGTTCCATTCTTCGACATCCACGCCGATGTCTTTCAATTTTCTCTGACAGAGCCATGCGCCATCATCTGGCATTTGATAATACTCAACGAGGGCTTTATGCTCTTGCTGAAACGCTTCCCAAAACCGCCTGAGCCGCTTCTTACCGAAACCAAGATGAACATGAAGGGTATACAAGACCATCGCATCAATATCGTTTGTGTACTTTCGGTCGGCTTCAACGATTTGACGGTTGATTTCGATGTTCATAGCAAGTCGCTCTTTGGCGGTAAGGTCTGCGCCGAAAACCTTACCCTTATACTGTTTAACTCTCATTTCTGCTTCCTCCTGAACAGGTTACGGACGAAGTAGTGGATGATGTACCAACATTGTTCGAGATAGCCGACCTTTCGGTAGCCCATCTCAAACCTCGATGTCATCGAAGATGACGGGGATGAGGGATTTGAGTTCGTTGAGCAGAGGGATAGCAACCTCTCGAATCTGCGGATGAGCTGCCTGAGAAGTTCTCAGTTTCAGAAAATGTCTCCACTCTCTGAGGTCGGCGGTCATCACGATTTCGGTTTTCAGACTGTTCGGTAGAACGGCTCTTGCTTCCTGCGGAGAGCAACCGAAGTCGAGCAAGTCGAAGTAGGCGGTTTCGGCATTCTTGCAGGAGCGTTCCCAAATGTGATAGCCCGCTGCGCTCTTGTCGAGATAGGACGGCTCAATGACGGTAATTTCGCTCTGAAAATCGTCCTTCGAGTAATTGCAATACCGGGTAGATTCCTGACAGTATGAAGCAAGCCGATGACGGACAATTTCGTGTGAAACGCCCCTGTCACATACGAACTTCACTGAGAGAGAGGAATGTTCGAGAACAGCTTCATGTCCTCGCTTGACGATGTTCCTCACGAACGAGAGGTAACTATCATTGGTGATTTTGTGTTCGCTCTTGTAGCAGATACGACCACAGCTTTCAATGTGTTTGAGCATCTGCACCCCGTCAACCGGGGTAAGAATCTCGTGATACGGTTTAATGATTTTCATATCAAAGCCCCTTTATATGAGCCGCAATCATGTCGGCTTGATGAGTCCACAGGACATTCGGATAGCGATGAATCGCTCTTGTGTAGTCCTGCCATTCTTCCTTGTCGGTGAACGCTCCCATGTGATAGCGGATGCACATGACTTCTTCCTCCGTCAGTTGGAGCAGCGATGCACAACGCATGACCGATTTATCTCCGTGACCTTTGAGAAGAGTGTCAGTATTGTACTCCCATGCCTGTTCATCGTAGACGGGGCAATACTTATCTCCGTCAACGATTCTTCCCGTGACAGGATGACGGTATTGGTCGATTTTACAGAGGTCGTGAAACATTCCGACAATCCACGGAGAGCGATTGCATTGCCAAATGAGACCGTTCTTTTCGGTGAGGTCAACGAGAGCTTCGGTAACTGCGAAAGAATGGTCGAAAAGACCGCCTTTGTAGTTACCATGATATTTCGTAGATGCAGGTGCATCGAAGAAACCCCACTCTTCGAGCTTTTCCGGGATTTCCGGGTCATTGAGACATTGCATCATGGATTTGAAAATCTCAATTCTGTTGGCTCTGTCCATCTTCGTACTCCTTTCTATGAATGCTCTTTTCACTTGAAAACCCATCCGGGTATCTCTCACGGAGCTTTGCCTTGTTCATTTCAAAAACATCATCAAGCTCCATGCCGATAGCGGCGGCTGCGATTGCCAAATACCAAGCACAATCCCCAAGCTCCTCGGCAATATGCTTTGTATCAAGTTCGTGACCCTGAAAGGTAGCTTTCTTTACAATGTCAGCGACTTCACCCGCTTCGCCGCACAAGCCGAGTACACCGTTGATGAGCATACCATGATGCTCATAGTTCATACCGCTTGCCGTTCTCAGAGCTTCCTTCTGATACTCATTCCCCGTCATTGTTCGCAACCTCCATTTCCAACACAGTCATGATTGCGTAGTTGGCAAGGTCAATCAATGTGTCTCGGATGGACTCGTCATTGACTTTCTGCTCACCACCACGGGAAAGAGTCTTGAAGCGACTGAGCTTATCTCCCAAGCGGATACGAGCCATTGCCATTCCTTCTTCGCTGAAAGTTTGATGAAAGCTATCACCATAGTCGTGATTTTTACGCTCATAGAGCTTATTGATTTCCTCACAGATACGAGCGTGATGTTCGACTTTACTTGTAATCATTTGCGTGATTCCTCCTATTTCCAATGCCATAATACCTCACTCCCTACCGCAAGTATCGTTCTGAATTGCTCGTACTTTGCCGATGAAGTCCCGCAAGGAGCGAGGGCGGTAGCTGAGACCGCCGCTCGCTGTCAGCTTGCGAGGTGGTGTTGTTTCCTCAAATTCAAACATCACAAACTGCCCGTTGATACAGGCGAGGACACCCGGAGAACTTCTCGTATAGTAGATACCCTCAGAACTAAGGTATTTCGTGCATTCCCTCAGCAGTTTGGATTCTGCCATTGTCAGCCCAACAGAGAGTCGAGGTCGAAACCGCCGCTTTTCTTCGGTGCTGCCTTGCTTGCGGTAGGAGCAGCTTTCTTCGGAGCGGGAGTCTGAACTTCCTCTTCATCGAAACCGTCAGCGGGAGACTTATCTCCGAGACGAATGAAGGTGACGGTCTTGTTCGGGTCTTTGTTGGACGGCTGAACATCATGCTCAACGCTGCACTTAATGTAACGCCCCACAAGGTCGTTGTGGTCGATTTCGGTGAGCGTGTAGTCCTGCAAAGCGGTCTTTGCGAAGAATGAGAAAGCGTTGTACGCACCCTCATTCATAGACCCGTCCTGCTTCATAAGGTTGAAGCGTTCGGTATGGGTCTGACCCTTTGCGGTTTTCATCTTGACCTCTAACTTGCCGAACTCTTCCTTGTAAGAGACCTCGATGATTTTGAAGATGTGCGTTCCTTCCGGGATGAGGGAAAAACCCTCAGTCAATGCGATTTTAGCCATTTGCTTTATCCTCCTTGTTATTCTTCGATGATGGGAAAGATAATACCGACCAATTCGTAGTCATCTGTCGGAATCATTCCGGCTTTCTTGATGAGCAGCGCATCGGGAACGGGGTTGTCATTCTCATAGTGATACAGAATCTCGGTAATGTCCGACTTCTCGATGAGACCGTAGTCATCATTGCAAATCGGGAGAGAAATACTGCCGTCCTCAGACTGATAGACTCTTACGCAGTCCTTAATTTTGCCGTCTGCGATAGGCATAACAGCCTTTTCGAGAGTGGCATCGACCGTATTGCCGATACCGTTGATGATTCTCTTGATGGTTTCCGGGGCTTCCTTGATGTCGGAAGCGGTTACGCTTCTCACGGTATCGGGGATAGCCATGAGAACGGAAACGGAAGCGAGCCAACGCTTTTCGAGAATCTGATTGGTTTCATAGATAACGCCCTCGGATGCAAGGGACTTGACGAACTTTGTAAACTTCATTGTGTTTTCCTCACTTTCTTTTCTTGTTGGCGGCTGCGATAACCGCACCCGCAATGACGATGATAAGCTCGACCATGACGGTAACGAGAATACCTGCAACGAACGGATTGATATACATTATGCTTCCTCCTCAATGGCTTTGGTTGTGATACGGTAGCTGACTTTTGCTCTTGTGTACTTAGCAAGCAGACCATCAGCTTTCAGACCGTCCTTGTCGATTTCCGAGGTTTCGGAGCGAGAAACATTCCATTCGTACTTTTCTCCACGGATGGAAACCTTCTTATCGCCGTCCCGGAACTGAGCAAGAGCGTGTTGCTTGATGATGTCGGTAACGACCTTCAAGCGTTTTTCAAGCGGCTCAATGGGGGCAGAGAGACGGTCGATTTCTGCTTTCAGTTCCTCACCCTCTCGGAGCAGAGCTTCAATATCCGACTCAGGGTTGAGGGTGTTCGTGCGAAGTTCTTTCAGAATCTCGGCATCGGCTTTCTCATCGAACGCCGGGGAGATACCCGTCTCTACATGGTCTTTCCACCACTTCTCAGCCTTTTTCACGAGCTTCTTGAACTCAGGGTATCTCTCGGACACCTTGAAGGGAACGGTGATGGTGTTCTTTGCACTCGGAACGAACTGCGAAGGGTCTTTGTAGTCCTTGTCCGAAAGGAAGGAAGCGACCATGATGACATCATCCACACCGAGCAGGTAGGCGTATAAAGCCGCTTGCAGAGCATAGTATTCGGGGATGTCCTTAGCCCAATCTTCGGCTCGTTTGGTAGTTTTCATTTCAAGGACGGTGACAGGCTTCTTGTTCTCATCGAAGAGCAGGTAGTCCCACATACCGCCAAAGACAGGCTCATCCTTGAAGAAGTCTCCATAAGTACGGTTGAAGTAGTCCTCGCCGTAGATGTCGGTCGGGGTGACAATGTTTGTCATGAAGTAGGACTTCTTCATGAACTGAGCCTGTTTCGGCTCGATGGTCTTACCTGCGGCGGTATAGATGGTTTCCTCGAAAGGCTTCTGATAAGTCCTCGTGATTTCGCACCATACCTCGAACGGTGTAGACCACGGATTCAGTCCGAGAACAGTTGCAAATCGAGTTGCCGTCAGCTTCTTCGGTCTCTTAGGGGGTACGACCTTGATTTTGTTTCCTTCTAACCATTCCATGACTTATTCCTCCTCGATGTTGTAGTTCTCGACCATCTCGCCGACCTTCAAAACAAGCTGCTCACAAGCGGACTTCGAGATTTTGGTGAATCCCTCGGTCTTGATTGCCACCTGCTGGATGAACTCTTCCTGAGTAGAATCGACCTCTTTCAGCTTTTTCAAGACGGCTTTCAGAGCCTTGATTTGCAGCTCATCGGCGTTGGCTTCCGGGGCGGTGAGACCCTGTTTGATTTCCTCACGCTTCTCAGTAGAAACAGGTTTCTTCGGCTCTGCTTTCGGAGCGGGAGCATCCTTGTCGGACTCGGCATCGAACGCATCGGCTTCGACCACATCGAGGATGAGGAAGTAGAGATAACGGCGCATATAGGTGATTTCCGCACCGAGACCCTGTACCTCGTTCATACGGAACTTGCCCGGCTCTGCGATGGAACGAGCGGTAAACTCAACGACTACCTGCTCATCGGGGTTGTCAAGGTTGATGAATCTGCCGACCGCCTTGCCATCGGGGAAGCTCGTGAGGAATACGCAGTTGAAGTTCGAGAAAATCTCGGTTGCCACGGGGACAATATCTTCAAGCTCGAAATACTTGAACTCGGCGTGAAGGTTGACCCCCGACTTTGTTACGCCCCTACGAAGGAACTCAATCCTTGCCGCAAGGAGCTTCTGCCACACATTCATTGTGGCGGTATCAACGGTTGTTTCAGTTTTCTTTGTTGCCATTTTTCAGACCTCCAATATTTTAAGGATTTGTTTTTTCAAGCTGTTGATTTTACGAGTGTTCTTCTTCGGCGGCTTGATTCCGAGGAAGTCGTTTACATACTTCTGAGCGAGCTTGATGTACCAAGACCTGTCGAGTACCGCAACGGTAAGTTCGTTGGTATTGTCAATCATGCAATGCTCAGGGAGACCGCCGATTTTGGCATCGTTACCTTTTTCGGCATGGGTCTTGACGAGTGTTCCGTATCGGGTATCTTTGACGGCGTAGACTCGGTTGCATTTCTGAACAGGGATTTTTTCGCCGTCAACAATGTGATTGACCTCAGAGTAAAGACCCGATGCTTTTGCCACAAGCTGAAAGCTGAGGAGGTCGTTACAACTATTGATGGTATCTTCGACCGGGACACCCTTTGCAAAATAGTCGAGAATCGCTTTGGCAACGATAGTCGCATTGTTGTTGATATTGAACGCTCCTGCCGGAGCAATACCACGCACCAACTGACCGCCCTTGATTTTCGTGCTGCCGTCAATGGCAATCTCGACATAGTTGTTGACATCCTTCTGAATGATTTCAGAGATGGTGTCCTCTTCGAGTTCAAATCCCGTTCTGTCCTGCCACTCCTGACAGATAGCATCGTAGCGTTCGAGGTCATCATCGCTGAGACTTACCATGATACCATCAGTGTTGAGCTGCACGATTTTGAGGGAAGGGCATTCTCTCACGAGATGAATTGCAAGTTCCAAAAGCCGGAGCTGCCCGGTAATGCACACTGACCGCCCCATGAGAGGGTCAAACAGGTCGTTGTACTTTGAGAGCATCGCACCATAGGTTGTATTTGCAACGAGCTTCAATGCGTTGGCGGTTGCCTTGTCCCCGGACTTTTTCGCTTTCATTCGGGCTTCGAGCATATCGGCATAATTCTGAGGGTTGGGAATGTTTCGGCTGCAATATCCATCCAATGTCATAAGGTGAGGATAGTAGCTGCCGACATCACGATTTCTCAAATGTCTGCCGTTTTGTGCTTTCTCCCGATAACATGGGATAGCACCGTGAATCCCACCGTAGGCGATTGTCACCTCACAGTCTCCGATTTTGAAGTTGAGCTTGCTCTTGAACACCTCTTCATCGGAAAGAGAGCGGTCGTAGATACGGTTGAAGAAGCTGAATACATCTTCGGGAATGTACTCTCGGAGCAAATTGTCCGGGTAGACATACTCCCGCTCGTCATCATGCTCCTTCGGAACGGCATCGAGATAAGCGGCGGTCAATTTTGCGTTTGTCATATACAACGCCCGGTTATCGGGAATGCCCTTGATTCTTCCAAGCATGAGCTTGTTTTCGATGTAGCTCTTTCTCAGGTGGTAGAGCTTTTCGGTAGCATCAACATCGTGCTTACAATAGAAGATAGTCTCTTCAAGCTCTTCTTCGGTGAGCGGACGGTCGATGTTGAAGTCAACCTCAGACTCTCGAATATCCATTCCGAGATGGGCTTCAATCGCTTTCAGCGAAAGTCCTGCCTGACAGTCATCGAAAAGGTCGAACTGCTCGAAATAAACTTTGCAGTCCCTTACAAGCGGATGTTGCCATCCGACCTCACCGTGAACGATGACATAATCGTTGAGTTCCTTGATTTGTTCAGGGGTTGCATCCGAAAGCACCGCTTTCAGAATGAATTGGTCGTAGTGCTTATTGTTGAAACCTGCGAGAAGAGGGTCGTTTTCCATGAACGACTTGACCGCTTCGTTGTCGTTGTGGATGACTGTGTATTCGCCGCTGTCGAGGTCTTTGAACACAAAGAGCCAATCAAAAGCGAATACCTCGCAGTCGAATATAAAAGTCAATCTCTCACCTCCATTACTTCATCAAGCCATTTCAAGATGTTTTGTGCTTCCTGCTTGTGCGGGTCTGCGGAGAGAAGTAGATTCCTTAAAATCCCTTCAAGCACATTCACGACAATCGAGTTCCCGGCTTGTTTGTATAGTTGCGAATTACTGTTTACCGCTTCCGCTTTCCGAAAGTCCTCATCGTCAAAGCCCATCAGTCTCCAACATTCGAGGGGTGTCAGTTTGCGAATGCGGAATTGTTCGTTGTTCTCCATAACTGCCACCTTTATTTCCTGATTACCCCCCCCGCAAGTGTGTAGGGTAGGAGATAATCCGTCAGTTGCGTACACTCTCCGGGATTGCTCGTACATTTTGTCCCACACACCGCCTGAGAGGACACCTATTTGATTACACTTCATATACACCTACCTTTGGTGGGTCTTTGGAGTGGCAAGCCTTAATTGTCCCAATCAAACCTTTTGAAGAATAGACCTCTTGATTTTGATGGTACTTCCCACTTTTGCCTAAGACCCTTCCTAACACAATCGCTCTTTGATGAAGTTGTCGGTAATTCTTTGACCCGCTTTGGTGGTTATTGTATGGGCGATTATCCGTCTCTCTCTCTCTCTCTCTCTCTCTCTC